CCTAACAGTAGTTGGTACATCATCAACGACAGGTTCAACGATAACACTTGGTAACGCGGCAACTGACACTATCGCATTGACTGGTACGATTACAGGTAATCTTGTATTCGAAGGCTCTACTGACGACAGTTTTGAAACAACGCTTTCACCAGGTAATCCATCAAGTGATATTACGCTTTCATTACCGTCGAGTGGAAGTGATACTCTTGTTGGCAAAGCAACAACTGACACACTAACGAATAAGACATTAACGACACCAGTTATCGCTTCATTAAAACCAAATGGTTCTACGACACTCACAATGCCTACGGCAACGGACACACTTGTAGGTAAAGCCACTACTGACACACTAACGAATAAGTCAATTGATTTAGATGGTAATACTATCTCTGGTACACTAGCAGAATTTAACACAGCATTACAGGACGATAGTTTTGTCTCATTGACTGGTAGTGAAACACTAACGAACAAAGTTTTAACAAGTCCTACAATCAATAGTGGAACACTTGCCACACCTACTATAACAGGCAACACATCAACCACTGGTAATATTATCTTTGAGGGTTCTACTGCGGATTCTTTTGAGACCACATTGACGGTAACAGATCCAACAGCAGATAGGACAATCACGTTACCAAATGCTTCTGATACATTAGTTGGTAAGGCGACAACAGACACACTAACGAATAAGTCAATTGATTTAGATAGTAACACCATTTCTGGTAGTCTATCTGAATTTAACACGGCACTACAAGGTGATAGTTTCGTTTCATTAACTGGTTCAGAAACTTTAACCAATAAAGTTTTAACCAGTCCAACTATCAATAGTCCAACTATCAATAGCCCAACAATTATCTTTGAGGGAAGTACATCAGATAGTTTTGAAACAACTTTAGCGGTAACAGACCCAACAGCAGATAGAACTATTACTCTACCAAATGCCACAGATACATTAGTTGGTAAGGCAACGACAGACACATTGACGAACAAGACATTGACGAGTCCTCTTGTCTCTGGTCTATCACTCACAGATAGTAGTATCGTATTCGAGGGTAGTTCATCGAACAGTTTTGAAACGACTTTAACAGTTACGAACCCTACAGCAGATAGGACAATCACACTACAAGATGGTAGTGGCACATTGGCATTCTTAACAGACGTTACAGGTGGTGGTGCGGCAGGTTCATTTACGACACTTGCGACTACGGGTAACGTAACACTAGGTGACGCAAGTTCAGACAACGTTGTATTCAACGCAAGGGTCAATAGTCACATACTACCTGCGGCAAACGATACATACGACCTTGGTTCTGATGCTCTCAGATGGAGGACATTATTCGTAAGTGCGAGTACGATTGACCTAGGTGGTGCGACAATCAGTTCAGACGCCTCTGGTAGTATTTCCATATCTGCCTCTGGTGCGACATTACCTGTTGGATCTAAGGTTGGAACCCAGGCAATTGCGAAGGCAGACGAGGCTACAGGTAAGGCGATACGTGAGGTTGATTTCTTTAAGAAGGGCAATCTTAGTACGGCAAACGCAACATTTACCTTTGCGGCATCTGGAAATAACAACTATACGTTTAGAAATTTCACAAAAGCAAACGGCACGGCATTAACGACACAGGAAGAAACAATCTTCTTGTTTTAAACTAAAAGGATATAAATAGTAGTATGACAGATAAAGTTCCAATTCGTACGGTCTTCGACAGTAGTGGTAACGCTACTGGGTTAGCAGAGTTTCAATCAGGTGAGACGGTAGGTCATATCCATGGTGGTACAGGGTTATCATCATTAGGTAATGCGGGTCAAGTATTAAGAGTAAATGGGGCAGGTAATGCCATAGAATTTGGTGATGGATTTTCAACATCATCTGGTGACATTACATTAGATAGTGCGGCAGACATCATACTGGACGCTGATGGGGCAGACATCATCTTAAAAGATGGTGGCACAGAATTTGGTAGATTTGTCAATAACTCTGGCGAGTTAAGAATTTCAAGTGGTAGTTCAACGACAACGAACATAACCATGTCTGGTGCGAATACGACAATCGCAGGTAACTTAACAGTAACTGGCACAACTGAGGGTGATGGTAATATCATAATTGGTGACGCCAATACTGATACTGTTACTTTCAATGGTACGATTTCAGGTAACTTAGTATTTGAAGGTTCGACTGGTGATAGTTTTGAGACAACTCTGGCACCAGGTAACCCTAGTTCAGACATAACTCTAACTTTACCAAGTAGTGCGTCAGACACTCTAGTAGGTAAAGCGACAACAGACACATTAACGAACAAGACTTTAACAACACCTATCATAGCAGAGATAGATAGTGGTTCTACGATTACACTTGACGCAACTACGGACATCGTTTTAGACGCTGATGGTGGCGATGTATTCTTAAAAGACGCAGGTACAACTTACGGGTCATTAACAAATACATCTGGTAATCTAATAATCAAATCAGGCACGACAACGGCATTAACATTTAGTGGGGCAAACATAACTGCCGCAGGTAATGTTGGTGTAGATGGTAACCTAACAGTAACTGGTACGACTACATTTAACGGTGGCACAATCACAATAGGTGACGCGGCAACTGATACTGTAGCCTTCAATGGTACTATATCAACAAACTTAATATTTGAGGGATCAACTGGAGATAGTTTTGAGACAACTCTAGCGCCAGGTAATCCAAGTGCTGATATCACATTGACGCTACCAAGTTCTGGTAGTGATACATTAGTTGGTAAGGCAACAACAGACACACTAACGAATAAATCAATAGACTTGGCAAACAACACAATAACAGGTTCTCTGGCAGAATTTAATAGTGCGTTACAATCTGAAAGTTTTGTTTCATTAACTGGTTCAGAGACATTAACGAACAAAACACTAACGAGTCCAACGATAAACAGTGGAACACTTGCGACACCATCGATAACAGGTAATGCTACCACGACTGGTAATATCATCTTTGAGGGTAGTACGGCAGACAGTTTTGAGACAACCTTAACGGTAGAAGATCCAACTGCTGATAGAACGATAACATTACCAAACTCAACTGGTACACTTGCGACAACAACTGATGTATTTTTTGGTAACTCAACAACCACAACACACCCTGCCGCAGGTGGTAACTTCGATATGGCACAGAGTGAGACACCATTTGAAAGTGTCACAGACGCATTTGCCGTGGCAAGTGGTACAGTATATGACCAGATGGATCCACGAGGTTCAAGTGTGTCCGTAGATTTAGGTAGTGTCGCATAACAAAACATTATAAATAGAAGAAGAACAATAGGAGAATATTACAATGCCAACAGCGTTACAATTTAGAAGGGGTACTACCTCTCAAAACAACTCATTTACGGGTGCTGTAGGGGAAATTAGTGTAGATACCACACTAGATACGTTGCGAATCCATGACGGATCCGCTGCTGGTGGTTTTGAAATTACTTCCAATGCTGCCGCACAGACTTTAACAAACAAGACTTTAACGACACCAGTTATTGCTGAGATTGATAGTGGATCTACTATCACACTTGACGCAACTACGGATATCGTTTTAGACGCTGACGGTGGAGATATATTCTTCAAAGATGGCGGTACAACTTTTGGTAGTGCCACAAATAGTTCTGGTAACTTAATTATCAAGTCAGGCACAACTACTGCCGCAACCTTCTCAGGTGCCAATGTAACTTTCGCAGGGACTGTAGGTTCTGGTGCGATTACATCTTCATCAACAGTAACGGCAACTCAAGGTATATTCTCTAACGCAAGTCCGTTGATATTCGAGGGTAACACAGCAGACAGTTTCGAAACAACTATCGCTGTAACTGACCCAACGGCAGATAGAACACTCACTCTACCAAATGCTACTGACACATTAGTAGGTAGAGCAACAACAGACACATTAACAAACAAGACACTAACGACACCAATTATCGCTGAAATCGACAACGCTGGCTCTATAACATTAGACGCTGGGGCAGATATCGTATTAGACGCTGACGGTGCGGACGTTGTATTAAAAGATGGCGGCACCACATACGGTGCGTTGAATAACAATGGTGGTGAATTAAGAATCCAATCAGGTTCTTCACCAACTACTGCTATCACAATGTCAGGTGCGAATGTTACCATCGCAGGTAACTTAACAGTTTCTGGTTCAACTACAACAATTGATTCCTCAACTGTCTCAGTAACTAACTCTTTCACTTTTGAGGGTGCTACTGCGGACTCATTTGAGACAACTCTTGCGGTAGAAGATCCAACAGCAGACAGAACGGTAACTATACCAAACGCAACTACACAGTTAGTTGGTAGAGATACAACTGATACTCTAACAAATAAAACATTGACAACTCCAGTAATTGCGGAGATTGATTCAGGAGCGGATATAACATTAGACGCAACAACAGACATTATACTAGACGCTGACGGTGATAATATCACTATGAAGGCGGGTGGTACAACCGTCTTAGACTTTGTTTTAAATGGGGCAACTGACGTAACGTTAGACGCACCAGGAGATATTAAGATTGACGCTGACGGTGGTGACATACTATTACAAGATGGTGGTTCACAATTCGCTTCATTAACAAACAATTCAAATAACCTGATTGTAAAATCTGGCACGACTACGGCGGCAACATTTGATGGTGCCAACGTAACTTTCGCAGGAACTATTGGTTCTGGTGCGATAACTTCATCATCTACAGTAACGGCAACAGGATTAATCAACAGTGGTTCAATCGTATTCGAAGGTTCTACTGCGGATTCATTTGAGACAACATTAGGTGTTATTGATCCAACAGCAGATAGAACAGTTAACATCGCAAACGTGGCAGGTACATTACAACCATTCGCGGTTGCTTCGACAGACCAAATTACGGCTACACCAGCAGAGATTAACTTAATTGATGGTGATACCGCTAGAGGTACTGACGCTCTGGCAGATGGTGATGGTATCTTAATCAACGATGCTGGCACGATGAAGATGACAACTGTAGAGACAGTTAAGACTTATATGCAAGGTGGTATATCTCTGGCATATGATGACTTCACAGTTGGTGACGCGGCAGTAAATGTAACTACAAGTGCTGGTGATATCACAATAGACGCACAGGGTGATGATACAGATATCATATTCAAAGGAACAGATGGTGGGGTAGATACGACCTTCTTAACGATAGATGGTAGTGCGGCTGGGGCTGCGACATTCAATGACGCTGTAACGGCAACTTCATTCACATCTACAGGTGCTTCGACATTTGACGGTGTCAATATCACGGAAGATGGTACAATCGTATTCGAGGGTGCTTCAAATAACTCTTTTGAAACAACTCTAACAGTAACAGATCCAACGGCAGATAGAACGATAACATTCCCTAACGAGACATTTAAAGTGGCTTCTTATGCGAATAAGGCAACATTAGATGGAAATGGTAGTGCGACTACGGTTTCAGTTGCGGCAGGATATGATGTTGACCAGTTCTTTGTGACGATTAACGGTGTAATGCAAGAACCAACAGAGGATTTCACATACTCTGGTTCGACCATCACACTAGACGCGGCACCTGCTTCTGGCGATAGGGTAGTAGTTAGATATTAAAACCATTATAAATAGTCTCATAAGGACTATAACATGGCACAGAATAACCCGATTACTACAAGAGAGACCCTTAAACAATATTGCCTCAGAGCATTAGGCAAACCAGTCATTGAGATTAACGTTGAAGATGACCAGGTAGAGGACCGTATTGACGAGGCGTTACAATATTTCGCACAGTATCACTATGATGGTACAGAGAGAATGTACCTCAAGTATCAAGTCTCAGCGGACGATAAGACTAGAGCGAGGACGAACGAGACCCTCTCAACTGTAACAGACACAGCAGACAGCACGGTTACGGCTTCATTTAAAGAAGGTAAGAATTATATTCCTATGCCCTCAAACGTAATGTCCGTTATCCAAGTATACCCATTCTCAGACAGAGCCGCATTGAATTTATTTGATGTGAGATATCAACTGAGATTGAATGACCTATACGACTTCTCATCTACATCTATAATACACTACGATATGACGTTGAGACATTTAGATATGTTAGACCACATATTGGTTGGTGAGAAACCTGTCAGATACAACATGCACAAGAACAGATTATACATCGACATGGATTGGGATAATGATGTTGACGCAGGTGATTTCTTAATCATAGAGTGTTATAGAAAACTAGATGGTTCAACTTTCACGGACGTATTTGACGATATCTTTTTAAAGAAATACCTCATACAATTAATTAAGAGACAATGGGGTGCTAACTTAATCAAGTTTCAAGGTGTTGCGATGTTGGGTGGTGTTCAACTTAATGGCGAACAACTATACACACAGGCACAGGAAGAAATAACGAAGTTAGAAGAACAGATACAATTATCTTACGAGTTACCACCGCAATACATGATAGGTTAATATGAGAAGTACATACTTCGCACATGGGACCAGGGCAGAGAAAAATCTTTACGAAGATTTAATTATAGAACAACTCAAAATATATGGACATGATGTTCATTATATGCCAAGAGAAAATCTATATACTGACGGTGTCCTAGGTAATACAACTGATAAGTTTACTGACGAGTACATGATTGAGATGTACGTTGAAGAAGTAAATGGTTTTGCTGGTCAGGGAGACCTGATTGGTAAGTTTGGTTTAGATATGCGAGACGAACTAACCTTCGTTGTTGCGAGACGTACTTTTGAATTACTGGTTGACCAACCATCAAACACACTTACATTTAATAGACCAAAAGAGGGTGATGTTATATACATGCCTCTCTTTAAAAAGTTTTGGCAAGTTGACTTCGTTGAAGACGAGGATCCAATGTATCAGATTTCTGACTTGCCTATCTTCAAACTAAAATGTTCTACATGGGATTACAGTTCAGAGAGTGTTGAGACTGGATTAACAGAGATAGATGAGAAACTTGATAACGTCACATTAGACTTATTAGAAAATCAAATCACTCTGGAATCTGGCACGACAAGTTCTGGTTCCCTATTATCAGAAAATATCGCTGGCGATGTATCTGCTCTCCTATCAGAGGCAGGTGATACAATCGTTGATGAGACGGACGCTGATAATATCATCTTGGAAGATGACCCTAATTTCGTTGAATATATAATACTTGAGGATAATCTAACAAGTAACTTGGCTTCAGATAGTGTCGATAGTGATAACTTGGCATTTGACACGGCGGCAGGGTTAGATGACTTTGATACTGAGAACGATATATTT